ACTTCGGAGTCCTCCAAGCATGGAGCTAACCCTAAGATCGCCATCCGCTACCTGTCGCACCGGCTTAAATAGTCTGTAGGCGTTGGCACCGTATATGCCTAGCGATTCCGCCCAGTAGCGTAGGGTGCGGCCTACGGTGGCGATTGTCACGCCGTCCGCGCCGGTAGCAGACACGTCGATGTCCTGCCCCGCGGTGAGCGCACGGATTTGCCCCAGTGTCCCTGATTTCGCCATGCTCAGCGCAATGCCGGTAGCACTCGGGGTGCTCAGGTTGCTAAGACGGTCATTGACTTGTGCCTGCAATTTTCCGAAAGCCGCAAGCACCGTGTCTGCCGCAGTGATTGCCGTGTTACTGGCAAAGCTGATTCCCGTCAGAACGGCATTCAGCACACGGGATTCCGTGAAGTATTTATTCGTAACGCCTTCCGGCACAGCATCAGTGCTGCCAGGGCTGGCACTGATTTCTACATAAACCGTGCCAGACCATCGGTACACCTTGTTCGTATCCAGCGCAGTGTAAATCTTGCCGGTTTCACCAGATACCGGAAATGCTGCAAGGTCGGCGTACTCCAGCACATCGTCCACAAACGAGGGTAGGTAGGCCGCTGGCACTTTGCTGCCAGCATCCAATGGGGTTACGCCGTTCGCAGCGCCTTTTTCGGTATTCGCAATCCGGCCTAAGATGTCATTAGCCAGTGCCGCATCCGCCGCTTGCAGGTCAGAGACAGTGCTGTTCAGTCCGGCCACGTCCGACATACTGTGTCCGTGACCCGCATTAGATTTTCCATCCAGTGCGGTTTGCAGGCCGTCCACCTGTCCGATGGTGTGGGTGTGCGCCGTGTTGGCTTTGCCATTTAGGGCGGTTTGTAGGTCAGATTGGTCTGACAGTGTACCTGTAATCAGCCCCCACTTCGCCCTTCCGCCGCCTTGCGAATCCGCATTGGGCCAGGCTGTCCAGAGGTCGAGTTCATGCAATAGTGCGTCCGCTTCCGGCATGACGAAAAACACGCGCAGTTTCTGCCGTAGTTCCCCGTAAATCAGGCACTCATAAACGCTGCCAGGTGTGGTTGGTGGCAGACGGATGCTAGCCATGCCGTCGGTCATCAGGACGCGAGACTTAAATTCAGGGACAATGGTGTAGGTATCCGTCACGGTGGCGCGACGAAACACCAGTTCAGCAAAACTGGTCGCGCCCAGATTCAGCGCCGCCGCGTTGATCGTCAGGTTATAGGTGCTCATGGGCGTCTCTTACAGATAATGAGATTTGACGGTGGCGCAGGCTTTGGATTTGCCGAACCCGCTATTGCGTTTGCGCACGCCGCGAGTAATTGCGGCCTCAAAACGCTGCAAATGGATTTGCACCATGTTAGGCGCACTCCATTCCTCCCGTGGCTGCTGCTGCAAATACGCCACTGCGCCAGAGGCAATACCGTCGAAATAATCCAGCGCGATAAAATCCGGGCAGGACAACGCATCCTGAGTGGGCTTCAGCGACACCAAGGGTTTTACACTGGTCAGCGTTAGGCGTTCGGGATCGTCGAACTGCAACAGGTTGGGTGGTAATATGAAAAACGCCGGATCATTGCCGCAGCAGTGGATTTCCGTCCGTCCCTGCAATGCCCATGTGTGGCAAATGGTGCTATTGATCGGCAAGTCCAGAATCGCACCGGAGTATATGAGCGCGGTTTCTTCACACTGGTACACCCATGCAAGACTTCGCTCACAGAACTCAATAACCGTCTGCTTCACCGCATGGATAATTGCCACTCGTGGGCAATTGGGCAGATGTACGCTAATGGCGTCTACCCAGTCTGAGTATTCCGCCATGGCTTATGCCTGTGTTTTACGGGCAGGAGAGGAGGCTTCTTCCGAGCTGGCCTTAATGCCCAGCACGGATGTCGCCGTGTTGAGATGCGGCATTCCGTTAACTCCGCCATTGCGACTGTCACCCGATAGCAGCTTGTACAGCATCAGCTCTTGCAGAGGCTGCATGTAGATGGAGTCCACTGGCAAATCTGAAGTCATATCCACAATGCTCAATTGCGGCGGCTCTTTGGAATACTCAATTTCAAGTTGCAAAGCACCCGCCGTCGGGGGTGACGGGTAGACGTAAAAATGCTTCGGGCTTCGGGCATCAAAGCAGTATTCATGAATTGCCGTAGTCGCGGGAGTGTTGTGCCAATCGGGACTCATGGAGTCGAGGGCTTCCATTTGGATAATGCGCACGGCACGCCCAATGACGGGATCGGTTTCGGGATTACCGTCCCAGGTGACGTTGCGAATTACCCGCAGCAGTCGTAGACCACCCGCCGGTAAAAACTGCCGACTTCCTTTAGTCAGGTTGATTATGCCGATGGTGGAGGTGGCATCAGGACGCATGAGGGCCAGCATACTGAGCGCCTGATTCAGCGCGATGATCATCACGTCATCGGGCCATGTGGTTGCTTCGGGATCATCAAGTTGCGTCATGCGCACCCCGTTGATCAAATCCTGCACAGTAATTGCCATAAAGCCCCCTGTTTAAAAAGGCGGCAAGCGCCGCCTAGTCACTTACACCAATGGTTCGTCGATTGCATCCGATGCGCGTTTCTGCTCAGCAATCATGCCGGTCAGTACCGCACGAATCAGCGCAATGCTGCTGGGATTACCCTTCGGCAACGTGCCATATTCCGAGGCCAGTGCTTTCAGACCGGCTTTATCACCTGCGTCCAGCTTCAACACGGTACGACTGAACTCTTCCAGCCACTCATTACTGAGCGTCCCCACATTGTCGATTGATAACAAGTCATCCATGCGGTTTTTATACTGCACAGGTGGCGCGTCATCGCTAGGCGAGGGAATCGTAGTCGCGGGAGCGTTATCAGGCTTGTGCCGCCGATAGGCTTCCCGAATGGCGATAAATGCCGCGTAGTCGTCGTCGTTATCGACATCGCAGACATGCGGTGATAGCGGGTCGGCAGGATTGACAGGCTTGAAATGGTAGTGACGCTGCATCGCCGCATGGTGGCCCATGCTGACGTGCGTACCGCCGGGGCGCTTGATTAGGCATTCGATACTATTCATAGTGCTCTCCCAAAAAAGCCGGATTAATCCGGCTCTACGTTTTGCTTGCTACGGTAGCGAATAATAGCACCCAGCTTCGCGCCAGCAGTCAGCGCCCCACTGGCACCAGTGGTCATGACCGCACCGATTACCTGATCGGTATCCGAGATTGCCAGTCGGCGTGCAGCAACAGCGTTGCCCACTTTGATACCGGCAGTTGCCATATCCGCGCCGGTAATCGCTGCCGCCGCCATGGTAGTAGCGGTAGCGTCCAGTACACCGACACTGGCAACACCCGCAGTACCCAGCGCGTCGTTGTCAATTTCAATGCTAGTCACCGCAAAGCCCTTTGGCAGTTTGCACAGACGGATGGTGTCGTTCAGTGCCAGCGTTACCGCAGTAGCAAACAGCACCTGAACCCGGACAACCATTTCTTCGCCAGCTTCGCTACTGGTCGCTGGGAAGTTTTTGATGTCGTAGCCCTTGGCAGAATAAATAGCCATGTGAGTATCCTCATAAAAATGATTCCCCGACCTTTAGCCGGGGAGGATCGGGTTAGGGAGTGACTGCCGTATCAATGGCGACCGAGTTAACCACCTTGCCATTAAACATGGGCAGTTTCAGTCCGTAGCACATCTGTGCAGACACGGCCAGTTTGCGGCCCAAGTCCAGCTCAGTCTCTTTCCAGTCGGCACGCAGACCTTTGGAGCTGGCGCTACCAAACGCTACGGCCAGTGCCTGACGGCCCATCAGCACCGCACGGTCTGCACGGACGTTTGCGCCTGCCCCGTAGTCGTTGAACTGTACCGCGTGCTGATAACGACGCATGTAGACACCGCGATAGGCACCCAGCGTATTCTTGAACAGGTTGCTGTTCTCGCCGGTGGCACCTGCTGCAGCTTTCTGGATGTCCAGCCACCCGCCAGTGTTAGTGCTGGTACGCAGATCGTTTTCCTGTTTTGGCGACAACATCAGGATGTAGGTATCATCGCTGTCCTTGTCGATTGGCGTGACCTTGAATGCACCATCGGCACCGCCGCCTTCGCTGGAAATCTTGGTCAAAATACTGTCGAGCGTGCTCAGTGTCATTTTGTCGCTGGTGACCATGGACGCCTTGGACGTCGCAACACCGCCATAAGCAATGTGGCCACTGTCGTAAGTGTCATAGGGTTTGGTGCCAGCGACTGCGGACGTTGCGCCTTGTGGAATCAGCAGTTGATTAGACACGCCGCGAGCACCGCTCAGGGTAGTGACACACGCCTGGTCAAACATGGCCGCGAAATAGTCGTTCAGTTTGACGCGAGCAGTGCTACGCAGGTCGGTAAGCACTCGTTTCTGGGTCATGTTGCCGCCAGCGTCAACACCGTGGGCAACCTGGTTGATGATGATTTCATCGGTGTAGGCCGACAAATCTTCCAGATTGTTTTCCAGTGGATCGTCGCCGTAGGTAGGCTGGCCGGTAAGCTGGGCGTACAGGTCAAAACTCACCTTGTCGCCTGCTTCGCTGGTCAGGTCATTGATAATGACCACAGGCGCATTCGCCATCTGACCGTCTTTGCCGATGACGTGGGCATCCACCATCATATTGCGGGCAAAGAAAGATTTGGCCATGGTGGAGCCGAACAGCGCTCCGGAATAGTGGCGTACCGCTTTCGGGTCGTTAACGCCGTACACTGTCTGAGACATGATGCATTTCCTCGTCGTGATGATCGCGGCACGTCTGCGCCTTTAAAAACTGAACCGGATGATCCGACTCAATACATAGCCGGACACGTCGTCCTGCTTTTTGCATTACCGCGATACGACAAGGGCCATCAGTTATGATGACCCCGCCTAGGTCACAGTCATGAAAGATTTTTTTAGCCATGGACTACTTAGCCGTTGAGATAACGGCTTTGCTGCTCTGGACTAAGTTTGGACACCGCACGTTCCAGCGCAACGCCCGTGAGATTATCCAAGTGACTAAATTCCCCACCGGAATTGCTTTCCGCTGCTGGCATATTGCCCAGCGTCGGGGGGATGTTGATAGTGGTGTCTGCACGCTTGGGTTTCGTTTCCGTTGGCTTCGGAGCGTCCGCTATTCCCAGTAGCGCCACTGCTGCTTGCCGTGCGCGCTGCATGACTTCCGTAGATGGCATGTTGGGGTGATTGGTTTGCAGATGGATAATCTGCGCATCCAGTGCAGCCCATTCAGGTGTGCCCTGCTGGAACATCTGGTTCTCAGGTTGTGACAGGAATGCTGTAGCCGCCTGTACAAACTCCTCGTGTTTTGCCTGCGCCCGCTGATCCACAACGTGTTCTACGCTATCGTGCTGCTTTTGCAGTGCCTGAATATCCCGATCCAGTGCTTCCAGCTTCGCTTTCAGCCGGTAGCTTTCCGCTTCGTATTTGCCCTGCCCAATATCGCCGTCGTCCAGTTGGTCGGCCAGGTCGGTGTACTCCTGCATTGCTTCTTCAAACGCCGCTTGTTTCTCGGACAGCACCGTAAGCACCGCGGCCAGCGCGTCCGGCGTAGCTTCTTCGGGCGTAG